AAGACGCTGATGCACCGCACAGTGGCTATTGCGCAAGGCACGCGCACACAGCGGCAGAATGTCATTGCAGGTAACTACGAGTTCGTCATCATCAACTTCGACGGCGTGAAGGTCGTTGCCGATGAGCTTGCCAAGGGCGGCTTTGATCTGGTCATCGTGGACGAGGCCAACGCCATCAAGAACGTGCAGACCGATCGGTGGAAGTGCCTCTCCTCGCTGATTACGCCGGGCACTCGGCTGTGGATGATGACGGGCACGCCTGCCTCGCAGTCTCCGCTCGATGCCTTCGGCTTGGCCAAGCTCGTGAACCCTGACGCTGTGCCGCGCTTCTTCGGCTCGTTCCGTGACCGCGTGATGATTAAGATGTCGCAGTACAGGTGGGTGCCCCGGCAAGACGCACAAGCCATCGTGCACCAAGTGCTGCAGCCTGCCATTCGGTTCACCAAAGCTGAGTGCCTTGACTTGCCTGACATGCTGTACTCCACACGCGAAGTGCCGCTCACGCCCCAGCAGACCAAGTACTATGACGCAATTAAAAAACAAATGGCGGTCATCGCAGCCGGTTCGGAAGTTACGGCCGTCAACGCAGCGTCCATGCTCAACAAGCTGCTGCAGATTTCCCAAGGCGCGGTCTACACCGACGACAGAGATGTGGTCGAGTTCGATGTGGACAACCGGGTCAATGAGCTGCTGGATGTGATCGCTGGCACCAACGAAAAGGTGCTGGTGTTTGTGCCGTATCGGCACACGTTGGAGATGCTGGAGGACCGCATCCTCAAGGCCGGGTACACCACGGCAACCATCCACGGCGGCGTGGCAGCGAACAAGCGTGCGGAGGTCATCAAGCAGTTCCAAACAGAGGACGACCCGCGCATCCTGATTATGGTGCCGCAGGCCACAGCTCACGGGATTACCCTTACCCGAGCCAACCAAGTTGTGTGGTGGGGGCCGGTATCATCTACGGAGATTTACATCCAAGCCAATGCCCGTGCACACCGCGCTGGGCAGAAGAACTGCGTAACCGTTACGCACCTGCAGGGCAGCCCCGTCGAGCGGCGCATGTACACACTACTGCAGGGGAAGATTGATCTTCATCAGGCGCTGGTCGATTTATACAAACAAGAGCTTGACGAGAAGATTTGACACTGTATAATTTAAATTCGTTCAACGTAAATCAAAAGAGAAATCACCGTGGATGCAAACAAACTTGTGCAGGTCTACATCAAGATACGTGATGCCAAGGCCGAGAAGACAAAACAGATGGAAGCTGAGATTGCGAACCTTGAAGCGCAGATGGAAGCCATCGAAGCAGAGCTGCTGGAGCTGTGCAAGACCACAGGCCAAGACGGCGGCAAAACACAATTCGGATCGTTTCGGCGGTCCGTCAAGACGCGGTACTGGACGTCCGATTGGGATAGCATGTACCGCTTCATCAAAGAACACGACGCCCCGGAACTTCTGGAGCGCCGCGTAAGTCAGACAACCTTCAAGGAATTCTTGCAGGCTAACCCTGACAAACTACCAGAGGGTATGAACGTAGATTCACGCTACGCAATTACCGTCACCCGTGCACGTTAAACCAAGGAAATCAACATGAGCAATCTAACACTTTTCAAATCCGGTTCCGCCGTTCCTGACTACCTGCGCGAAGCCGCAGACTCCACAACCAAAGACATTGCAGGCTCCTCCGGTGGCAAGCAAATCTCCATCAAGGGCGGCGTATGGCGCATGGTGGTTGGCGGTGAAGAAGTTGCCAAGAACGAAGATCGTTCCATGAACGTGGTGGTGATCTCTGCCGGTAAAGGTGTGTCCCGTACGTTCTACGCTGACAAGTACGAAGAAGGCAAGGACATCAAGCCTGCCTGCTGGTCGGCCGAAGGCGTGGTGCCCAACGAAGAAGTGCCAGAGCCACAGGGCAAGACCTGCGCTACGTGCCCACAGAACATCGAAGGCTCCGGCGATGGCAAGTCCCGCGCATGCCGTTACAGCAAGCGTTTGGCCGTGGCTTTGGAAAATGATATCGGCGGCAATATCTATCGCCTGTCGGTTCCTGCCAAGTCGTACTTCGGCAAAGCTGATGGCGACAAGATGCCCCTGCAGGCATACGGCAAGTTCCTGTCTGGTCACGGCATCCCAATCACTGGCGTGGTGACCGAAGCCCGTTTCGACACTGCCGAGGCTGTGCCTGTGCTGAAGTTCCGCGCAGTGCGTCCGCTGACTCGTGAGGAGTGGGAGTTGGCCAAGGCTCAGAGTCAGACCGAAGACGCCATGCAAGCAGTCGAGTTCAAGATGGTGCCCAGCAAGAAGGAAAGCCAGCCTGCGCTGCCTGCAGCGTTCAAGGAAGCCGAAGTGCCAGCCAAGGCAGCCCCCGAGAAAGTGGCAGCCGAAGAGGTCGCTGAGCCTACGAAGCGCCCATCCAAGGCCAAAGCTGAACCCGCGCCTGCTCCTGCAAAGAACGTGGCTGACATCCTGAACGACTGGTCGACCGACGATGAGTGACCGCATCCGAGGGTACGACACCCTGTTCATCCGTCGAGTTGAAGACGCCGATCAGACACCTGCTGTGATGCGGCTGGCTGACGTGTGCATCGAGAAAAACATATCTGTGCCAGAAGTGGCTGACATGTTCGGTGTGTCGCGCGCGACCGTCTACAACTGGCTGACTGGACGGACTACGCCCAGCCCTCGGTATTCGGCGCTCGTCCCCAAGATTACTGCCCGCTTGCTCAAGCGTAAGTGATCGCGCCCAGCGGGGCGGCAGGACAACCTGCCGCCCCTTTTTTGTTCCAGTTACCCGTGAGGTTATGTGACTGACTTTCTCAACTCCGTTCTGCCCACTCAGGGCGTGTATTGCACGGTGGGGATACGGGCAGGTGTAGTCAAGCAATCGTTTCAAGCGACGATTGCTGACGTAGATGCAGTGGGTGTGGGCATGGACTCCAACGGCGTTGATGCGTATTTCGCATTGGCCTCGTACAAGGATGATTCAGCTCGTACCGTAGACAACGCCGCGTACCTGCGTGCGTTCTTTCTTGATCTTGACTGCGGCACGGGCAAGCCGTACGTAGATCAACCTGCTGCTGCACAAGCACTTTCCATATTCATTACCGACACAGGGCTGCCAAGCCCTACCGTGGTCAACTCAGGCGGTGGCCTGCACGTCTACTGGCCGCTGACGGCCGATGTGCCCACGGCCGATTGGATACCCCACGCTCGATCTCTCAAGCGCCTGTGTGCGCAACACAACTTACATGCCGATCCCGCAGTCACTGCGGACGCTGCGCGTATCCTGCGCACACCGGGCACCCACAATTTCAAGGGCGGGCAGTCCCGCCCCGTCCAGATCATTGCACAAGGTCAGCCGACTGATCTTGCCGTGTTTACCGCTTGCCTTCCTGCCGCCCCTGTCGACTTATCGGCAGCCAAACAGTTCGGGCTGGATGACACCTCCCGTGAGATGTCCGGCGGGGACTTCCCCCCATGCTCGTTCCAACGCATCGCCTCCCGCAGTCTCAAAGACAAGGGCTGTGCCCAGATCAAGCACGCACTGGTGGACGCCGCTGTGCTGGCCGAGCCGCTGTGGCGTGGCATGCTGTCGATTGCTATCCGGTGTGAGGACGGTGCTACAGCCATCCACACTGCGTCTAAGGCGCACCCCGGCTACACCGCTGCCAACACGGAAGCAAAAGCTGCAGAGACCAAGGGCCCGTACACCTGCCAGTGGTACAAGGACAACAACGGCAGTTTGTGCAAAGGCTGCACCCAGACCGTGTCCACTCCCTTGCTGATTGGCAAGACCGTGGTGGCTGCCGAAGTAACCGACGACGCCTACGTGGTTGTGAAGGACGCAGACGATGAGGCCCCGGCTGTGGCTATCTCCATTCCGGCGTACCCGTTCCCGTACTTTCGTGGGGCCAACGGCGGCGTGTTCCGCAAGGACCGTGACCGGGACGGTGAGGAGATTGAAGTTGAAATATACCCAGACGACCTCTACTTAACAGAACGCTTTTTTGATTCAGACGACCAAGGCAGCGGCGATGGCGAGATGGTGGGTATTAACCTGCACATGCGCAAAGATGGCGTGCGCCGGTTCTTCGCCCCGGTCACAACGCTGTTCTCCACGGAGAAGCTGCGTGACTTGCTGGTGCGCAACGGGGTCGTCGCTTATGGTAAAAAATTGGAGCAACTCATGGCTTACTTCGCCTCTGCAATTCGTAAGCTGCAGTCGCAGTACGCAGCAAACCGCACTCGCAACCAGATGGGGTGGACCCCCGACCTGCTGGGCTTCGTGGTTGGTGAGATCGAATACACCGCATCGGGCCCAAAGCTTGCGCCCCCTGCCAGCGGCACGCGACAACTGGCCGCTGCGTTCAAGCCCACGGGCTCGCTGGACGAGTGGAAGCGAATCGCCAACTTCTACGATCGTCCGGGGCTGGAGCCACATGCGCTGTCCCTGTTCTTCGGGTTCGGTTCCCCGCTCCTGCGGTTGATCGAAGGCAACGTGGTCAAGGGCGCTATGGTTCATCTGAAGCACAACGGGTCGGGCTCCGGCAAGTCAACTGCGCAGATGGTGGCCAACTCGATCTTCGGGCACCCTGACGACCTGCTAATGAAGAAGGAAGACACGTACGCTGCCAAGATGCACATGCTCGGCATGGTCAACAGCCTGATCTTCACGGTCGATGAGATCACTAACGAGAAAGCCGAAGTCCTGTCTGACATGGCCTACGGGTTCACCTCCGGTCGGGGCAAGCACCGCATGGAGTCGCAGAGCAACAAGATGCGCGTCAACCACACGACGTGGTGCAACATCACCCTGACGTCGGGCAACGCATCGGCTACGGACGTACTGCAACAGTACAAGAGCACTGCGGATGGCGAGCTGCGCCGCGTGTTGGAAATCTCCGTGCCCAAGTACACAGGTGCCACGAAGCAAGAGATTGATGCCGTGTTCAGCAAGCTCAACACCAACTACGGCGTTGCAGGACCGATCTACATTGAGTACATCCTGAAGAACATGCCGCAGGTGCGCAGGCTGCTGGTCAACATGCAGGCCAAGATTGATGATGAACTACAGCTCGACCAGTCTGATCGATTCTACTCAGCCATTCTTACCTGCGCGTTTGTCGGAGCCCTGATCTCCGCACGGCTGGGGCTGCACTCCATCGAAACCCCACGCATTTACCAGTACGCACTGAACTTGGTCAGGGACAGCAGGTCTGCTACCAAGGCGGACGTTGGCGACCCCACACTGATCGCACAGGAAACGCTGGCTGCGTTCATCAACGAGAACGTGAACAACGCGCTTGTCGCGCCAACCGTTAACAGCGCAGGCTTGCCCGAGCGCCCAGCAGTATCCCCCAAAGGTCCGCTGCGTATGCGCTACGACCCGGTCACACGGGAGCTGGCTGTGTCCGTTGCGGAGTTCCGCAAGTTCTTCTCTCTGCGGCAGGTGGACGTGCGCGACAGCTTGGCACGACTCACACAGGCCAAGTACATCAAGCACGATGGGCGTTCGCACCCTGTTCGACTCGGTGCTGGTGCAGTGGGCGGCTTGAGCGGTATTGCGATTCGTTGCTACGTATTTGATGGGGATGCCATCGGTGTCGACGAAACAGCGTTCCTTACTCCCGACGTCTGAGATACGGCAGTTCACCCTTCACGGGGTGGACTACTTCATCCAGTGGGAACACCTGTCGATCGGGGCGTCGTTCTTCCTGCCCACCACGGCCACCAAAACCCAAGCCTATTACGCCCTGCGGCCGTACGCCCGTTATCTGGGAATACGACTGCAGGTGCGCAACAGGTGTGAATACGGACGCTACGGCGTCCGCGTGTGGCGCGTTTACTGACGGATCGCGGTCTTGGCCTCACGCAGCCAGCCTGTCAGCTCAACTTCCATCTGCTTGATTTCCTTGAGCTCGGCTTCACGCTCTTCAGCGGGAATGTCTGCAGCAGCGTCCTTGCTGTTAAGGAACTTGCGGTACGCACGGGTGCGCTCAAGCTGCTCCAGCGTAGAGTTGATTGCCGACTCCATCATCAGCACGTCAGCGTTCTTCTCCGCGTATTCGACGGCCCGGTCGAGGTCGGTCTTCATCAGCTCGTTCAGCGTGGCGTTGGCGCGGCCAACCTTCTCCCGGCTCTCGTAGAACTCGGTCATGCGGCGTGTGCCCACGGGGTCGTACAGGTAGTTGCTCAGGAGCGCGTACTTGTGCAGTGGGCGGTCGACTCGCGTCGGGTTCAGCAGGCTGTCAGTCATGGCAACCAGCAAGCCAGCGGTCGAACCGAAGTACCCGCTCAGTGCGTTGTCCACCAAGATGGGCGAGATTTTGTCCACGCCCACTACGTCACGGCTGAATGCAGAGATGGCGATCGCCAGCTCCGACGTGTTCGACGCCCGGCGCATGCTGGGGTCCTGCTGCTTCTGGTAGATGCCTTCCAGCTCGCGCCCTGTGAAGAACGAGTAGTTGGTCCATGCCTCCAGCAGAGGTTTGGCGGCCTGCGGGATAGGCACCACACGACCGACGTATTGCTCGAAGATGTACGCCAGAGCAGTACGGGTAGCTTCCCACGCCTCTTGCTCCTCTGGGGTGCCTTGGCGGCGCATGTACTCGACGATGCGCTCGGGGACGACCTTGAACAACGCACCCAGTTCGGTGGGTACAGGCAGTTTGAAGCCGCCCGGCAGTATCCAGTTGCTGTCACGAACCCGCAGGTCCATCTCGTTGTAGTCCTCGTCGTCATCTCCCTTGCCGAGTGCATACAGCGTGCTCAGCGTCATGGCGATGGCTGCGCGCTGCAAGAACATCTTGCGGGCTTGGGCCCGGCCCACTGAGGAGCTGGAGTCCTTGCCGGATGCGGCGCGGTACAGCACGTCCATACCTTGGATGTAAGCGTTGAAGAACGGGATGGTGGTCACCATAGCACCGACAAAGTCGGAGGAGCCACGGCGGCGGAAGTTGATGAACTCTCGTGCCCGGGTCTGTGCCAGCAGTTGGTCTTTGGACTCGTTGATAGTCTGGTCGTAGATGGCCTTACGCACGGCCAAGTCAGATGCCCGGGTGATGCCCTCCAGTCGGTGCATGAGAGTCTCGAACTTGCCGCGTGGGCGGTAGCCGATGTCCTTGAGCAACGACGATGCAGGTTTGCCCTGCTGGAAGTCGAATTCACCTGTCAGGCCCAGTGCCTCCATCGAGCTCACGGTGGGGTGACGGATACCGCGCAGTTCAGCCAGTGCCAGCCCGCCGAAGTTGGAGAGCGTCATGCGCAGCAGTGCGCCGGGGTTCTTCACGCCCGAGGTCATGATGGCTCGCTGTACGTCGTCTGTCACCTGCTTGAGCGCGAAGGGCGGCAGGATCGTCACTGACTTACGCAGCACGTTGGACACTTGGCCCAGCACCTGCATCCACTTGGCCTTGGGTGGGTTGAGTTCTTGGAACGCTGCCACGTCGTAACTGGACGGCAAGTCCCAGTACATGAGATCGCCCCCGACGTAGGCTTTGGCTGTGCGGTTCTTGGTGCCGGGCATGCGCGATGGCTTGCCGGTGTACCCCAAGTCTTCCAGAGTGCGCAGGGTTTGCACCCGGGCATCGTTGGTCATGACTTGGCCAACCATCCAGCCCATGGTGTTGATGTAGTTCTCGAACACGTTGCCCACAGGCCGCGTGAAGGAGCCCTTGAGTTCAGGGTTCTTGGTCAGCATCAAAGGCGAACGGCCAGTGGTCTTCTTGACGGCAGTGAAGCGCTCGGCAAAGTCATCAATGCGGTCGAACGGCACGTAGCCGATCACGGACTTCCACTCGTCGCCCTGCTCCTTGGAGAGCCTGCCCACCTTCACCATCTGGTCAACCAGAGCGACACGGGGCTTGTCCATGGCAGCGGTCATCTCTGCAAACGCTGGGTCTGCGTTGTACTCGGCCACCAGCAGCGCACGGTCTGCATCTTTAATGTGTTTGGGGAAGTCAGGGTTGGCCTTGAGCACCTGCTCCAGACGGTAGGCTTCGATGACACGGCTGGCAAACTGCTCGGC